GCCGGGAGCATGTTTCACTAACCACCAAGACTCTGCTTCTTTTCTTAATTTAGTTCCCAGTCTTGAAGCCCTACCATTACAAGAGCGACATAAAACTCTTAGATTCTTTCGGTCATATTTGGCTCCACCATCTTTTAATCTTTTCTTATGATCAACTGTTAAGTTTGATTTACTACCGCATCGCTGGCACTTGCCTATTCTTCTTTTCATTTCATTTGCTATTTTGCGCCATCTATAATCGTAGTTGCGCCAAGTTTCTTCGCCGTCAGCAAATCGATAATATCTTTTTTCAACAACCTTCTCAAAGACTGGGTCTGCTGGCACAATAACTGCTGTACATCTACAGTTTGGGTGATTAGTTGGCATAACATCACCAGTAGGAAATGCTTCTTCCCAGTCAATAGTGAGATTGTGTAATGGTCCACAAACAGAGCAAACTCTTTCATCTCTTGTGGTTTTCCATCTTTTTTGACTACCAGTAGGTAATAATCCTTGAGCGTCTGCTTCTACCCAAGAAAGATAGCGACCAGCATTGGCAGCATTAACAGTTTCCGTTCTGGCAATCCTTGTAGCCCTCTGAACTAACAGTCTATCTCGATATTCCTTACTTAACTTAGTTACTATTTTAACAGCCTCTTCATAACCATAACCTTCTTCTAATAAATCGTTAAGATTCTTCTCATAGAAATTACCTAGTGCTTTTGCTTGCCGAGCATCTAATCCTACAATTTTAGTTATTCTGTCTATTACTTCTTCTCTTTTAAGTTGTGTCTTTAGACTTCTAACAATAGTTTCTGCTACTGCTTTCTGTGTTTCTTTAGTGATGCCAAGTATTCTTGCTCCTGCTCTTTTCTGCGCCCATGCTATTGCTCTTGGATCTTGAGCAGTAAATGAAGATTCAACTCTTATTCTTTTGGGTAAACTCTTGGCACTGATATTTGCAGATGACGCAACTTGTTGTGCTAACTTTGGAACTGTTTTATCTAGCGAGGTAATAAAGTCTTGCCACCGAAATGCGATAGCAGCGTCCATTGGGTTACCTGCTTCAACTGCTTCTCTTATTGTTCTTAATACTGAAGAATTATCTAAGTCTTTGGGCATGGAAGATAAAGCCTTGTAGTAAATATCATATATTTCTTGCTCGTATTTATTTAATTTTGCGGTTGGGCTGCGAAGAACTGGGTCGTTTCTTTTTCTTGCCTTGGTAATAAATGGCATAACTAATAACGCTCTGCGTTTCTAGTCGTCATCGCCATCGTATGGTTCTTTTGTGTCTAACGCTGGCTCTTCGCTACCTCTATCTGCTTCTGGCTCTTCAGTTTCTTGTCCAAAGTCTAAATCATTATCTTTGCGACTAGCCATAGGTAGACCACCAAGACCTCGTAGATACTCTTCCATATCTTCATCTGGAGTGATTACGCCAGCAGTTGTTAGTTTGGCTACATAATCTGCTATCTCGGTCAAATCAACATGGCTGACATCTGAATAAGTTAATTCAGGAGTGCTTCCAATTTTCATACCATTCATTTTAAGTAAGCGAGGTATGGCGTGATAGTTAATTGTTTCGGCAATAGATTTACAGATAGCCTCAACTGCCATTGTCCATAAATCAATCTTGCTGCTACCTAAAGCAAATGAACCAACTCTTTCGTGACCTAATAAAATAAAGTCTGACAAAACAGACATGGCAATTCTTTGGTCATATCTTGATATAACTTTATCTGTATCAAATTGCCTTGACCCACCAGAGTTGAGTAACTCTAGCGAAAACATCTTATTACCTCTGTCGTCAAATACTAATGGAAATACAACACCTTCTTGTTCATTTCTTTTTACATTTTGAACAATGCTAACAATACTGTCTTTTACTGCTTGTTGGTCTGCTGTTGCGGTAGAACTTAAATATTCTGGTGGCATGTAAGCAATAGGTAGTCCTGCTAAATCTCTTTCAATGCCTATGGCTTCCATTTCTTCAATGCGTCTCTTGAAATACCATGGGCGATAAGCAGTTCTTAATAATGATTTACCTTCTGGATTATTCTTTGTTGTTGTTGTTCTGAACAGTAATGCTTTGTCAATAGGTATTCTATGTATGCCAGCACCATAGGGATCAATCTGCTCAAATCCTTGAATACCACCATCAACATCAAACAGCCAGTTGTTATGTGTCTCTTGTGCTCTAATTGGCCATTTACGCCAACCTATTTTTCCGTCACTGAAATTTGATTTACGAGTAGGGTCATCTGTCGCCATACCATCTCGTATTTTGTAAACTATTTCATGGAAAGCATATCCATAAACTAACATAGATAAAATTGAAGATATAGTGCTATCCCATGAATCACTCATATCATACAAGCACTGCTCTATAAACTCTGCTGTTTCTCTATCTTCTTCTTTATCGCTGACTGGTTCAACAGTCCATTCAAGTCTTAGAATAATCTTTTCTATGGCGTAAAGAATTGAGCCAATTACTGGATCGTTCTCAGACATTTCACGATAAACTTTTGCGCCACGACGACCACGCAGTGATACTAAGAATTCTTCATAAACTGTTCCACCAGTTCTTCTTAAACCAGTAGTACCAATTTCTGTTAAGTCGGGTCTCTTTGGCATTTATATTTCACCTATCCGTATCATCGGTAATATCATCAAAGTCATCTTCCCTTACTATCATCTTACTCGTTATGTATAGTGCTTGGTTCTCTGTGAAGCCAGAAGCCACCAAAGAGGTAAACATTTCATGTAGTGCTGTTGCTAGTTGTGCTAGTGGGCTAAGCGGACTATCCCATTTACGAAACTCGGTCATCAGTCACCTCATCTACTTCCTCATTATACCTGCCTACTCCTACTTTACCCCTCTGTGAAGGCGTAAACAAAGCGTCAAGGTATATTGGCTCGGCTTTTATTTTGAGTTTCTTTCGAATACCACTTCTCTCTCTTTCTGTTTTACCGCCCCATATTCCAGTAACATCGTTCTGTAATGCGTAATTTAGGCAATCTTTTACCCATGGACACTTTGAACAAAGAGTTTTTGCTACTCTACCTGTCTGTCTATCTGCTGTCGGAAACCAAAGGTCTGGGTCTGTTTGTGCACATAATTGAGAGCCATCAAACTCTGGGTAGCGGTTCAACAAAATTCATACCAACTCTGGCTGTTTTATTTTCATGGCTTCTATCTCACGACTGTATTTTTCAAGCGAGGTAGCCAGTGTTGCTGCCGTTAGTAACTCTTCTATTTGCTTGATTTCGGTGTCGGAATAAGACAACATTCTCTCCCGAGTGCGCTTTAGTGCTCGGTCAAGTTCTTTGATGACAATTCCGTTCATATCTAATAGTGTAGGGTATGAAGTGACTACTTGGTCAAGGGAGGAATTGATGTTTAAGAAACTATTGTCGCAAAATAGTGAATTAAGACCTGACGGTATCTATAATTGGAGTTTACCTGCCTTTGCTATAAAACTAACAGACGGAACTAATTTTAATGTTTGCCCAAGCGCAGGGGCTTGTGCTTCGTTCTGTTATGCTAGAAATGGCACTTATCTTTTCAGTAATGTAAAAAGTAGGCATATTAAGAATTTAGAATATACTCTATACCACCTTGAAGAGTGGAAAGCACAAATGCTACTTGAGGTTCAGCAAAAGAAAATGAAAGGAAAGCATGTCAGGATACACGATTCTGGAGATTTTTACAGCGACGATTATCTCCTTGCTTGGGTGGATATTGCTCGGCAAACTCCTGAAGTAAATTTCTATGCCTACACAAAAGAGGTTAGTCGCTTCAAGAAATTGGTAGAACCCAACTGTCCTGAAAACTTTCGCTACTTATATTCTATGGGCGGTAAGGAAGACCACTTGATTAACAAAGAACTTGATCGCCATGCCGATGTGTTCCCTGACGATGCTGCAATACTTGACGCAGGATATATGAACCAAGAGGCTTCTGATTTATTGGCAATAACATTACCCACAACTAAGATAGGCATACCTGCTAATAATATAAAACACTTTAATAAGAAAATGAACAGGCGTACTTTTTCAGAGTTACAGACGGAAAGGGATCAATTGAAAGAAAGGAAACTTAGTCATGGTTAGTTGGGTGTCTTTAATTCTAAGTATCTTTGCTTTTATGTTTAGTGTTACTGCTTTATGTTTATCTATTTGGATTTATTTCAAGGGTGGGCATATTAAAACTTTAGAACCTGATGAGTTGTTTGATGCCCTACTTGAAGAAAATGACGCAAGTATGTTATTCAAAGAAGGACCATGGGACGATTAATTCTTCCACCACTTATGGGCTACGAAAATAATGTAGAAACGCACAAACTGAATAGTTATACTTTTATCCCAACTGTGGAATTGTATTGCTAATCCCCAATTATCTGTTATTCCCTTAAAAACTTTCATGGCTATCTCTCATTGCCCTTTCTTCTTGAATCATTCCCAATGTCAAGAAATATCCTATACCATCAACAACATTATCTAACTTGGGTGTATTTGTTTGTCTGCTAATTTTAATTCCAACCATACATAGTGCTACCTGCTCTGCTGTAACCCTCACTCCAAGTATTGCTTCCCATATCTTTCCTGCTCTCGTGAAATCATCAAGTGGGTGTCCGTAAGAATCTTGTCTATCTCCTGTTACCAGATCAGCAGCATATGAAGCAATATCTCTTGGGTCGTTCATAATTTAACCTCCATTACATTCTCGGTATAGACCAGTCATTGACTTGGGTGAGCGATAGGGGAACTGTTCCTGCCAGTGTTTGATAATTACCACTTAATTCTGTAAGTGCCCAAACTAAAGCATCTAATCTATCTGGTGATGTCCTAGAGTCTGGTGTCCAAAGAACCATTTGGTCTTCTAACTGTGGGAAGCCTCCTACATGATGAACCCTACCTTGTTCATAGAGTGCTGATATTGGTTCTGCTCTTGTGGATTTATTTCGTGTCGCATGAACTTTCTTGACTGGCGCACTTCTATCTACCTGTTGTATAACCATAGCAACCATGTCTCCGCCATTATTCACTTCCGCAATTATTCTGTCTGCTCTCCATCTTGTATATGCTTGAAGTGCTCGCTTGCCCCATTCGTTAGGTGTTGCTCGCAGGGTATCATCAGATAAAACATAGAAATGTTTATCTACACCAATACCGCAGGTAACAATTCCTGTTTCATCAGAGTTTTCACCACTAGTTACGGCAGGGTCTATACCTACCACAACTCTTGTGAGTTTAGGTAAGTTATCAAGACTAATTCTTGTATCTTCTATCCAGTTTCTTATCCACAATGCTCCTTCAGCCTGTTCTAGTATTTCACCATAAAGTTCTTGTCGCCCTGTTCTAGTTCCTTCATATCGGCTTCTTAACTCTTTTAATGCGTTTCCTGAAAGGTTCTTAGCATTATCAAATGTGCTACCTCTTGTTAAGTTTATTGAGCCGTCTGCTCTGCTAACCCACTCACGAATTAACTTTATTGGTTTGGGTGTAGTGGTCACTACTACTCTTGGTCTTTCACCAATACGCAATGCTGGTGCTAATCCTTCTGTCCATGATTCGTATGGATATTGCCATGATGCTAATTCATCTAGCCAAGCACCTGAAAGGTTAAGACCACGACCTGTATCTGGAGAGTCTGCACCAAAAGTATGTATTCTTGCTCCACTAGTGAAATCAATTTTATGTGAAGATTTGTTATAGATATAATCCTTTTCGTTCTGTAATCCATTGTGTTGTAGGGCTTTTAGTAATCCGCTTGGTCCTTCTACGCAGATACTCTTTGCGTCTTTGAAGGTTGGTGCGACAATAGCCCATTGTGTTGCTACTCCATCTTTGGTTTTAGGATTTTCAATTACTTTACGAGCAAGCCACTCTGCTCCTGTTCTAGTTTTACCCCAACCACGACCAGAGAGAATTAACCAAATGAACCAATCACCTTCGGGTTCCTGTTGTTCAGGTCTACCAATAAACCACCAAGGCGATTTATATAGTTCTTGAAGCACTGGCTCAGATAATGTTGCAAGCCAATTCTCTTTCTCACTCTTGGATAACTTCTGGACTTTCTCCTTCAGTGATAAGCCCACTACCTTCTCCTTCGTTTAGCATTTCTAGAACTATCTTTCTTGCCTCTTCAATGCTGATTGCTATTGGTCTGCCATCAGGTCCCGATAACTCTGCCTTAATCTTAGTCTGTTGCGCCCAACGCTCTGGGTATTTTCTTTCTAGCCACCATGCTGCTGCTTGCCATCTTCCGTTATCTGCTGCTTGGGCAATTCTAGATACTTTCAATACTTCTGCTTCTGCTTCAACACGCTCAAACGACTCTCGAAACTCTCTTAATTGCTCGGTTGCGTTCTTCTCTCTTGACTGTTCTAACCATCTATAAAGAGTTGCTTCTGAGATACCAGCAAGAGCACAGGCTACTTTCTTATCGTTGCCTACTCGTATGGCTTTAAGTAATTTATCTTGTCGGTCTTTATCTAACTTGCTCTTCCGACC